CAGTGCGGCCAAACCAGCCCTGCAACTGCCATGCAAGGCCAGTGTCCACAAGGGTCTGCCATGCCTCGATTACTTGATCCTCGGAGTCGGCCTCGATGAAGCCCTCTGCGATCCCTGTTGCTGTGAATGAATCCATTTCGCTTTCCTTTCGCTTTTGATCGGGGGCCGAAGCCCCCGGTTAATTTAGGCCCACTGCCCAACATCTCTGCTAGAAACCAGCGCACCATTTGCGGCGATGCTGTACTCGATCTGCTGAAGCGTAGGCTTGAGCAAACTGAACTTGTCGTGCGTGCATCGCGTTTGATGCGTACCCTCGCGCCACTGAAGCAGAACATTGTTGCCCTCAAATTCAGCGATGGTGTAGACCTGCGTTTCGGGATGCTCGGTCACGACCACCAACTGTCCGATGTAGAGTTCGGTGTGCTTGATTGACTTTTTCATCTCGCTTTCCTTTCGCTGTTGAATTAACGGGATGTGACCTTGACGCTGAACACAGCCGTCGTCTTGGTGTACTCGGCAACCTGCTCGGCAGTGATGCCAAGAGCGGCGCAGAGGGCTTTGTAGTCAACTACAGAGCGGTTGGACTCGATGTAGGTTGCTTTGAAGAGGTCACCCTCAACAACCTTGTCGCCGCCTGCGGAGGCGTTGTCTTTGATGGCGTCCTTGATGGCGTCGGCCTGCTTAGTGAGGTCGGCGATCTGGGCCAGCAACTCGCCGAGGTTATCTACGCTGGACTTGGTGATGACTTGGTTCATTTTGATCTCGCTTTCGTTTGTTACCTGCCTCGCACAATTGCTTGGTCAGTGAAGATAGTTTAACACCGAGTTAAACGATGTCAACACCTTTTACAAAATATTTTCTAATCGTTTTCCCTAACCCCATAGGTTTTTTCTAACAGCGCCCGGGTGTCGGCCAGCAGGTCGGCCTCATTGAACCCCCAGCGCTTTGGGAACCCCTTTGTCCCAAGGCCGTGGAGGCCCGTAGAGCCTCTGTGATGCTCCGGACATAGTGGGATGACCTCCATGTGGCTTGAGCGCCTACCAGCCCCGGTTCCGGCCCTCGGATGGTGTAGTTCTGCCGGGGTGCCCGGGTACCCCATGCGTCGGCATACGGCACAGCCAAGGTCGGCGACCCGGCCCATGTGCTTTTTCTCAGCCTTAGTCGCACTCACGGTCTTTGGCCCACTGGTTACGAATCCCAGCCACCCAGCCAGCCATAAACGCCTTGCGCTCGATGCTGTATTCGTTCGGGCGGTGACTGTGCCCCCAGTCGTTGAAGGCATCCTCAGCGCTTTTAATCTCGACCACGGGATGTGCCCGCGCCCGTTCGCGCTCGACCATTTCGCGCAACTGCCGAATCTCTGCTATTGCGTTACCCAAAGCCAAATCCAACTCCCTTTCTTGCTCACCCATTTTTGTACCCCGCGTCTCTGCTGATCTTGAATAAAAAGTCATCGCGATACTCGGTCGGCGGGCGCCACTTCTCTCCGGTCTTCTCGTTGATCACGACATTTTTCCAAGTCGTCATCACATCGGAACCATGCACCCACACCTTTCCCCAAGGGGTCTTGTAGGTATCGCCTTGCTTCGGGGCCAGAGATATATCGGCCACCAGCACCAACTTTTTCTTGCCAACCTTTGCGTTCACTTTAATCCTCTTCTTTGTTGATGAAATACATTGACGCAACCAACATCAAAGCGCCAACCGTAGCGACCCATGCAGTCTTCCAAATCCATGTGTCGATATGCACCAAGAAAAAACCAATCACCATCATGATGGCGGCATCAGTCATTTTCATATTGTTGCCTTTCCCTCCGCCCGGTTGTTGGCCTGCTCGGTGCGCCATATCTCAACACGAGCCTGCGCACCAATCAAGTCCCAGCGCAACTTCTCCTCAGCCTCGACCGCCTCACGCAGACCTTGGAGCAATTGGACATACTCTTCGTGGGCATATGCCTCACGCTCCTGCGCACCGATAGCGGCCTCCATCGAGCGCTTCATGAGGATGGCCTTGAGCGACTTGCGGTACTCCTCAAGGTACACACGCTCTGCCTTCGCCTTCGCAAAATGCTTTGCGTTCTTGATAATGTAGTCAACCGCTCTGTGCGGGTCTCGGTCTTCAGTAGACATCGCGCCTCCCAAACTTACGACGATTACGCTTGATCACCATCACAACAAAGATGACCACGCACACCCAAAACATAACGCCAGACAGCGCCATGAACGACCAAAAAAAATCTCCAAATGAGTCAAACATTATTTTCTCCTTGTCAGCCAATAAAACCATGTCAGAAAAGCAACCAACGACCACGCCGCAAAACCACTTAGAGCAAAAAACCAAACAGCAACACTAAAAATCGCATCTAACATTTTTTGTCCCTTCGCTTGATTGATGTAAGAATTGATTCAGCGGCCAACTTGCGCGGGCCATTCTCGCTGTTGCGCTGTCGGTAGTTCTTCACGGTCGCCTCAATCTCTCGCCGCTCCCAGTTCACAGCCGCTTCCCAAATCTTGATGCCAGCGTCATTGATGCCGTACTGGCCGAAGATGAACTCGTAGGCTTCTTTACTCGTCACGGTCTTGCTCCTCTTGCTCCATGGCATCAGCCATACGCCATGCATCTGCCGCAATATCTGCGTAGGTGCCTTCGTAATGTTTGTTTTGCAAAAGGGCCATCATTGCCATGCCAGCCCATAAGTGCTTCATTGTTGGCTCGTTCACTTCGCTATCTCCTCTACTTTCACTTTCAACATTCCACCGATTTCCGGTGCCCAATAAATTCGTAGATCGACTATCAAGCCATCGTCTGCCCATACACCCGCGTGGGTCAGAGAGTCCAGCACCGCCTTGAGCAGGTTGTCCAAATCACGCTTGCGGTTATCTGGCCTCCACGCCTCGATGGTCACCTTCAACTTGCCTTCGTAGTGCTTCGCTCCGCGCTGTATCAAAATTTGATCGGCCACCGCCTTGCGGTATGAACGACCTTCTGCGCTGATGATCATGCGGCCCTGAAATGTTCGCCAATAACGATTGACACTCGGAGGCCATGGCAATGTGATGTCAATCATTTCCATTCCCCTGTTGCTCCACGATTTCCTTTGCTCCACTGATCTCGTACATCCTGTTCCAGCCGTGACCACGGATGAAGTTCGCTCCATCCTTTGTGATGTCGGCCAGTATCGTCAACATAACCCTTGAGCCAACGGTATGCACCATCGCGATCTTGAATGCGCTTTTGGATGACCCACCGAACGAGACAACGGTGACGATGCTCATCGTCTCCTTCCCCTTCTTTCCAGTTTTTGTAGTACTCGCGGACATCGATATTTATAACTGGCATCAGAACGAACCCCCAGCATCGAATTGCATAGCAATTGCACCGGGCATCTCAACAAACTGCTGGCTCTCTTTGTCGTACCAGAGATTGAACCAGTCCTCGCTTTCGCCGTTGCGTTGCTTCTCGCACATCAGCATCGTGTCAGGCAACTTGTCGTCGGCCACGCCCTTCTTTTGCTTGTCGTGTTCTTTTTTCTTGTTGCGCCAAACCAGCAAGACATTGTCGACCTGATCCGCAATCGCGCCCGTACCTTTGATGTCGTTCTTGTTTGGTTGCAACTCTTCGTTTTGCAACTTGCGAATGTGGTGGATCAAGTGAATGTGAATGTTGTGATCGCGGGCCACTGCGGTGATCTCGTCAACGAACATCTTCTGCGCGTTGTAGTCATCCTCTCCGGGCACGCACTTCATCAGCGAGTCGATGAACACATGACCGATGCCCAACTCCATCGCGCAATACCGGGTGACCGCAATGACCTGCTGAGTCGTCACGGTGCCCTGTTGATCGTAAAGCCACATCTTGTTGCCAGCAAAATCATGAAACCGATCAAGCAGGCGACCGATGTACTTTTCTTTCGACATGAACTTTGGGAACTCAATGTTCTCGCCAGCAAACTGACGCATCATTCGATACAGCGTTCGCTTTGGTTTCATCTCAAATGACTGGATGCAAATCTTTTGCTTTTGCTTAATCAGGCCCAAAGCAATCTGACCCGTGATCAGAGACTTGCCGCCACCGTTTGACCCTGCGTACAGCGTGACCTCGCCCGGACGGAATCGAAAACTGTGTTCGGTCTTCGGCCACGGCATCGTGAACGAAACCTCTCTCGTCGGGTTAGCAAACTCTTCACGCAACTCTTCAAGCAGGTTCGACACTTCGCGAACTTTGTTGGTGATGTCTGTCGCGTGCAAATACTTATCGACATCGACATCCTCGGGTTTCAACAAACGCACGCGGCGTGCTTCATCAAGAGCCTTGGCCCGCTCTTGGACATTAGATGTTGGCATAGTGCATCACCTCTTCAATTCGCTGTTGTGCCACTTTCAATCGCTCGTAGTCTTCATCCTTCAACGCCCTTCCTTTGCGGATGTCGTGGGCGCAAATGCTCACGACCAACGCCTCAAACGAAAGGATGCGGATCAAGTCGCTGGCGTAAAACGCTGGCTTGAGTCTTGGCTTACCCTCGACCGGGTAGTCCCTGCGCTTCTCGTCCGGCGGGAAAAGGTCGGTCATATCCATGCCCAGCGCGGTGACCACGCTGTTGACATCACAGCCCGCAAAGCAGTGCATCAACACCCGGCCATCGTCCGCCTCACGGATCGCAAGGGAAGGCCCCCTGTCGTTGTGCGCAGGACAGCAAGCCGTCCACGAGCCGTTCTTGCCTTTGACCTTCTGCAACCGGGAAAGAATCAACTCCACCGGGGTCATTTTTCACCTCTTGCTCGAATTCGCTCCGCCGCCTTGATAAGCACCAACCCCTCATTGCCTCGGGCTAGTCCATCGGCCTCAACCAACCTTGCGCACGCCTCACGCTCTACAAGAATTTGAGCCTCAATTGCTTCGACCATCATGAGGTGCGCTTTTTGCTGTGCATCCAAAGCGGCAACAAAAAATTTTGTCAACTCTTCTTTGGTCATATCGCTCTCCGGCTCGGCGGGATGTCGCTCATCAACTCATCCTCCCAACGGCGCTGGTTGATGTAGGTCAGGGGCGCTGGCTCAAAGCCGCTCGTCCACTGCTCCGAGGACTTGAGGTCTTCGACATTGGCGATG